ACCCATGCGAGGAGAAGTGCGTCTCTCTGGTCTTGGTTCATTCGAGGCAATTTCTCTCCTGCGCTTACAAAATAAGCAATTTCGTCCTGCGTGATTTTTCCGTCTTTACCCTTCCAGCACTTCTTTAGTGGCTTGATGATTTCGCAGGGGATATTGTAGTGTTTGCAGCACTCTACGATAAGAATTCCGGTCTGATGGTTCATTCCGGTGGATCGTCCGATGGCTGCTGCCTTGACTGCTGTCATGAACCGATTAAGCACATGCCAGTTGTTTTTGTTGAGCCAGCCGCCTTCAATAACGACCTTAATCTTCTTGCAACTCTCGTTCATTGCTCTTAGGTAATCTATCAAAGCTGGGAAGTTCATTTTATAGGCGAGAAACTTCTTGTCGTCATATACTGCACCGACACCGCTTTCCTGGTTGTCGGGGTCGATTCCAATTATAACTGTTCCTTTTTCCATTTTTTTTCTTTGAATTACTTATTTTGTTCAAATTTCGCGTATAAGCGTTTATTTTGTTTTGCTGGTGTAGTTTATTATCCAGCACACTTTACGTGCGCATATACGTGCGCACATGCGTTATTATCCCTATCTATCCCCTACCCCTTTCTTTCCCTTCTTTTCGGTTGCGATAGAGAAAGCTGGCAGGGATTCCGGAAGTTGCGCCTGCGGGCAAAATAATGAATAACAAAATGTATATGTTGCAGGGTTCTTCCTTCTTCCACCGCCAGCCGAATGAATAAAAGCATAATTTCTAACGATTTCTTTTTCTTACTTCTTCATGTACCACCTCGCTTTCTTTGTTTGCTGTCAGACTTCGGGAGATGCGTTTCCGGCTCTCATATCGTAATTTCAAGATGTTATAAGTTTATTTGTTTTGATAGGGAGCCATCCCCTTCTGTCCTCGCTGGTTAAAAACTCTATTATTGAACTCACGACCGATTATTCTTTTTGTTTTCGAGCAGCCATGCCAGATGCGCTGCCTGCTGCGGATTCTTGAACATGGAAAGAGCCTTCTCTACGTCCGGCTTCTTCCTCTCACGCATCGCTCTGTCGGCTACCCGGTTCTTCGTACCGTAGTTCCGGTAGTGCTTACTCCAGTACTCTTTCTGATACGCCCGGTATTTTTCCCGGTTTCTCTTTCGCCACTCTTTCGTGGCTCTGAGGATCTGTTCCCGGTGTTCCTGGTAGTACGCTCTGTTCTTCTCCCTTGTTGCGAAATCGCTCATTGCATTCACTTATTGCCTGATGTTCTACATATTGCTTGCGTGCCGGGCAGTATCGCCCATTTAAGCAGTTTCGCCCGGCATCGCAAGCCTTGCATAATTCACTCGCCATACGTCCTAGAATGGTAAGTCTACGAAATCGTAGTCAGTGAAGGCAAAATTCTCATGCCCCTCGTATGGGA